CAATCGCGGGTGGTGTCATCGGTCAGGCGCTAATACCGATCCCTGGTGTAGGATTCGTTGCCGGTAGTTTGCTGGGTGGTATGCTCGGCGGCGCTATATCAGATAAAGTAACTGGTGTAGATGAAAGAAGAAAAGAAGAAGAGCGTAGAGTTATAGTTGGTGCTCCAACATTATTCTCAGGATCTTTAGATAAGTTTGATCGTGTCATCAATAAGTTTGCCGCATATGTAAACGGTCTTTCTGAGGCATGTGGTTGTGATGAAATAGAAGAAGAACTTGACATTGATGATGCTAGAACAGGAGGTATAAGACCAACTACACCAAGAACTGGATTTCTTGATGGTGTCTTAAGAAGATTTGCCTTGGATGATGAAGGTATGGTAAACCTTTATGAGAGATATTATGAACAACCAGATGCGACAGATAAACTACTTGAAAATTTTAATATCGATCCAACGTTCCGTCCACTAATCGAAGCTATAATCCAGGGCGTTGCCATGGGTATTGGGCGTGGTAAAGGCATGAGACCGCCTATTGTGAAACCACCATTGGCAAGACCTGGTAGTCCTGTCATTATTACACCACCACCAAAAGTCACAACTCCTAAAACTCCTGTTACACCAAGACCCACTAACCCTATACAAAAGAAACTACCACAAAGACGAGTAGAAATAGACAAAACATTCCAACAAAACACTCCTAGGGATCTTCGTGGTTCTGACGATGCTGCAAGAAGAGCACAGCAGGATGCTATGCGAGACATGCAAAATCTTGACGCGAAAAATACAGAGTTTGTTCGTGACCTGATGGGTAGAAGACCAACAGGTGGTGTGAAACCAGAACAAGGTCCACAACAGCGACCCGAGGTTACTAAGTTTAACGATGGTAATGTTCTTTCAAATGAACCTTTAAGAGGAGTTGAAGGTAGATTGAGGCAAGAATATCCTGGTCAAAATATTCAGGATTTGTTGAATCCTAAGAGACCGTCACTAAAACAACAAATCAAAAACGTGAAAAAGTATGGTGATCAGTCTTCAATCCTGTTTGACAGTAACAATACTATCATTAACGGTGGTGGACCTACTGGTGGTGATAGCATTGCATTTGTCAATATTGATCCCTCTGAGGTTGCTGATAAATACACCCAAATGCTTCAGGCGTCTAGGTTCGGTTAATGTCGCAAAATCTAGCTGGACATAAGATTACTCGTCTGGTTGTAGAGTCACCTGATGGGGAACGTAGACAATCTCTTGCACCACAATCCGGTCTCATTGCTTTCTATGAGAACGTAACAGATTCTAGTGTCCACTTAGAAGTTGACATTCAGGATACCTATGGATTCCTTAATCAACTACCAATCAGGGCAGGATCGAAGTTATACATTACTATTACCCATCCAAGTGGTGAGTTTAGGTACGAAGAGTTTCCACTAATCATTAGTGATATTAAAGGACAAGTAAACTCAGCAAAGCGAGAACAGTATACTCTAGTATGTGAGACTGCTGGAGCATTCGATAACCATATGGTTAGAGTCTCTAGAAAATATAAAGGTAAGATCTCAAATAGTATCAAAAAGATTCTGAAGCAGGAACTCCTGGTTTCTGATGATCGAATCGTTATGGTTGAGGACAGTGCCAATGAATATGATTTCATGGGCAACTACAGGAAACCACTATTCACTTGTACTTGGTTATGTTCTAAGGCTAGAACTGGTAGCAGTTCGTTAACAACTGGTAGTGCTGGATTCCTGTTTTATGAGACTATGGATGGATATAACTTTAGGGCAATCGATACCATTTTGTCTAACACTGAGGATGTACCATTCTTCTACTATTCGCAGTCAACGGATGGTCTAGATCCTAGAAATAGTTTCCGTATGACTTCTCCGCCAGCATGGTCCTCAAGTCATGATTTGCTGAACAAGTTAAGGCGCGGAGCGTATAAGAGTGCTAACATGTACTTTGACATCAATACTCGTGGTGTTACGGAACATCTTTATGATTACCGTAAGACTGTAAAGGAGAACATGATCTCTATCTCTAATGATGAGGCAAATATCCCAGAGAATTATATTGATCGTCCATCCCGCAGAATGTTATCCATCCTTGATGCCGGATGTATTGCCGATAAAGGTGATTTGACATCACCACAAGATCAACCATTCTATCAATCACAAGCAGCAGCAAGGTATTCTTCTCTATTTTCACAGTCACTAGAGATCACTGTACCAATGAACCTAGCATTACGTGCTGGGCAAATGGTACAGTGCGAAGTTCCTAAGATAAATACACAAAAAGCAGATCTGGGCAAGAATCCAAGTTCCGGATTCTACATGATTAGATCATTGTCCCACAAGTTTTCGGGTGCTGACGCTGATGTGACTGCTTTGAGCTTGGTTAGAGATTCCTACAGAGAGCTATCATGAAAGACATTGAAACTCACATTGAGAAGGATCGCGAGATCCTTGCAAACCCAATGACATCAGCGCAACAGCGCAGACACATTGAGGGGGAACTAGAAGAGCTAGAAGCCTACGCAAAAAACCACGCAAAAGAAATCGCAGATGGTGATCATCACGATCCCACACCACTAGAACTATACTGCGACTCTAATCCCGACGCCGACGAGTGTCGTATCTATGAAGACTAAATGAGCACACTTATTTGCAACCTCCCCAGTGAACATGTTTATGTCCGTAAGGAGTATTTGAGAGACCACCAAGACGGACATGGAGAGTTTGTAGAAGGCGTCTGGGTTACGGCAAAGTCTGTACCCGGACGTGCTTTTTATTTTGAGACATACTTGCCTGAGTATGCGGCAATGTATGATAAACTACCAATCAGTGCGTTTGTTTCTAAACCAGAGTTACCTAGTCCTGATCTAGATCTACCTAACCTACAGTTCTGGAACTGTATGGACTATGGTGTAACGGCAATCACCAAACAAATCACAGGTTCTGCTGATTACGAGATATATACTAGGGATTTTGGTCATATTAAGGGCACATACATCTGTACCCTAGATAACTATCATCATGATCCGGATGTGATTGACTATAGCACTGCTGAAACACCAGCAGAACACAAGTCACACAACCTAATCGAACTAGAGAATGGTCAGTTTGCTTTGTATCCTAACAATAGGATGCGAATCTATGACAATAGTTTGACACCAGCAGAACCTAAGATGCCTGACTTCAAGGTATCTACCAGAATCTATGAGGTTGAGTCTGGGCATAGACAAGATGGTCTAGGCGATCAATCAGAATACTTCTGGAAGACTTCCCAAGAACGCGATGCTTGATCAAACGTTTCCCAAGGTAAATTTTGTAGGAAAAGACGGACTTCAGTGGTTTATTGGTCAAGTAACCACTGATGAATCTTGGCGTGATTTTAGTATTAAGTATGGATATCGTGCAAAGGTTCGTATCTTGGGAGCACATCCTCCTG